AAAGTGCGTTTGATGTTGCATTTGTTATCGCTAACGCATAAGGCGATATTTGACGATTTGTCTGATTCAAATTAACAGAACCTACTCCTACAGGAGGGGCATACACTTGATACCCAAATCTAAATTCATCGGAAGCTGCAACAAAGACTTCCAATGTAGCACCATGCTGTGCTGTAATAGTATAATTAGTTGCGTAAGGTGTGGCTACCTTAATGACGAGGTGACCCAACTCACCAGTATAATCATAAAGTGCAGGATTATTTGCTATATCTGTTCTCACATTTTTAAGGCCGTTACCTACAAATCTTAACGGCGACATGTATGGAACCTCAAATTCCAATATAGTAGAAGACATAGCGGTGGTTTCAGTAGCTGAATCTAAACCTCCTGTGGACATCACATAATTAGGTTGACTCGCTATATAAGTAGGTCTTTCCAAAGATACAGTTGGATTTGTATATTTTGGAGCGGTAACAATATTAGGATCAATAATGACATCAGGAAACTTATATTGTTCCCTTATTATATCACTTAAGGCGCTATTTGTAGGTATAGCCGGTATTGTACCAACCCATTTTCTATTTCTAACGCTACATCCTGGAGGTATATACCAAGCTTCGGCAACAGAAGTTCCATTAAATAATATCTTAAATTTCAATCCTCCCACTTGACCCAAAAACAAACTGGAAACAATTTCAAGCGGATTTGAATATTCTCCATATGTAGCACCACCGCCTGTGGGACCAAAACGCAATCTAGTCTTACAAAAATCACTCAAGGGAAGCACTACCAAACCCTCTTTTTCTGTTAATTCAGAATTGAGCAACCTAGTCGCATAAACTTTATTAAATCTTCGTATATAATCTCTCACATTCACAATAGGGGTAAAATCACCATTTGGCATTGTATCATGCTCGTGTGGTTGCAAAACCACATCCATTTGCGTATTAACAGGCACCGCTGACGTCGCTTCAGCCTGAAAGACGCCAGACTTTATAGCTTCTTTAGCCGGATTCGTAAAGTAAGATGAATATGATAACAATGGAAGCGTTGAATACCCCATTAACTCAAAATCATCTCCTCCTGATATATACACATTAAAGCTGATTTTAGTAGGAACAGTTCCATTGGTGACTAAAGGTTGATATAAATACATATAATACATACCATGCTCCCAAGCATTCATTTCAAAATCCGTGGTAACTGGCAATTGTTCCAACAAAGAAACAAAAGGTAATTCGATAGTCTGAACTTGCCCGCCAGCAGAAAACTCTAGAGTTTCTGTTTGCAAATTTGTAATCTCCTCATAGGTGGGATAATTGTCTGGCATCCTAGCATCGGGTGAATAATTTCTCGCTATAATTAACTTACAGAAATGGAAATTACTCATAACTGATTGAATATGAATTTTCAAAGATCCTCTCCAATATTTTGAAAGTAAAGCCAATGTTTGAATTAAGGAAGAACCATAATTTGTACCAGGTGTTCCGGTGACTGCTAAATTTTGTAATCGATCCGTAAAGGTAAAATCTTGCAACGGTGTAATAGGTCTGGACCACAATAAAGTGCCAGCTGGATCCACTACATCGACTGCAAAAGTTCCTAAAAACTGAGGTTTCGAAACGATTTCTTTTATTGACATCTCATCAATAGTAGTGTCAAAAATAGAATCATTACACACTCGCGTAAATTGAGAGTAAGGATCCAATTTCTCATAAAAAGATGGAGCATCTACTAAATTCAAATTCTGTCTTTGTGTGACAGCCATTCTATTAAAAATATAAGGAATTTCAGGAGCATGCAAGCCTGTTTTGGCTCTTATAAATTCCCGAGCTTTGGTTAATCCCATATTAGCAACATCCTTTGATCGATCAAGAAAATCGCTTGAAAACACTTTAATGCCATTAAAGACGTTATCTATCGTAGTAGTTCCAAATTGTTTTAAAGAAGAAACAAAACCTTCTCCTTCAAAATCAAACAAGCTCCTACTAGTAGGAACTAAAGGTGTCCACGACGGTGTTATATGCGGATTATAAAATTCTAATTCCCTAAAAACAACGTGAACTGCAATAGTTAAAGATGTACTTCCTGAGGTCGGTGCCAACAAAGGATTCAAAACGTAAACAGTAACATCTGAATAATTTCCTTCTGTCTGCCCAACTAATACAGTTCTTTCATCAGTATCAATCGCTGCTAATTTTGAATTCACATAAAAAGGCACCTCTAAAACAACTGGCGTACTCTCATTTGCAGATAAAAACACATGAGGTGCAGCCATAAAAGTGTTAATGCGCGATCCTATAGTAGCAACAGTATTTCCACTCTCATAAGGCAAAGCAGTAGCCAACAATGTTCCAGAATGCATAGGAGTTCCCGACACTTGCAAAATTAAGCTGATTTTAGCTCTATAATAAGTAGATGCCTCAAAAGGCAAACGTGCTAAAGGATTTACCCATAAAGCTTCTGGCAATGCTAAATTATTTAAAAATCCAGAAATATTAGTAGTAGACCATTCAAAATTTTTAATAAAATAAGGTTTATTCAATATTCTAGAATAATCCATCTCCAGCAATTTCGGCAAGGCTTTAAAAGCTGGAAAAGAATCATATCTTAAAGGAGGTTCTATTGGTGTTCTAGTTCTAATAGCCGAGTAATAATTTCTTGCAATATCTTTAATTTGCGATAAATTATCACCCATTGCCATAGAACTAATGGAAAGCACCTCTCCCGTATTATTTTGATTTTCGTCATTTAGAGTTGACATCTCATTATTTTCTTTCATTTGTGTGATCTTTTAATTAAAATTTAGGCATTTAGATCAATCTAGCCCAAAAATAATCCATTTTAAAATTGTAAAATAACGCGACCCTCACTAATAATGGATTATAAAAAAGTGGGTTTTATAAAGTCGTAAACATTATTTTACATATAATGCTGTTTTAAAGCATCAAGTTCCTTATCCGTTGTATACAAGAATTTTAAATAACTCTCAGGCAACAGTGAATAATGAACGCCAGATTCATTCATCCTAATTATAAACTCTTGTAATAATTGTTTATAATTTGAATGTAAATAAATCTCTCTTTGATAATTGTGCAACTTGTCCTGTAAAACTTGATCCATGTCTTTTGTCATATCACTATAACGCAAACCTGAATTCAAAGTTCTCATATCTAACGGACACATTACCCGCCCTATAACTGGGTGAAATACAAATTTTCTTTTTAAAAATTCTAATTCATGCATTTCTTCTCCAGCGCGTGTTATTTCTTGCTTAGTGGACGTAGTCAACTCTAAACCTATACTTTGAAAAAATTCTCTCAACGTTAGTGCATTTAATACATCCTCATGGTCTGTAATACCATTCAATTTATCATCACCATACACATAATCTTTAACATGCTGAAAGAAAGATGAAACCGAATAAGGTAGATTTTTACGTATCATCATACGCCGATACCAAATTGCAGTATAGACTCTATTAACAAAAGAATTAACAATAGCCGTTAAAAAATGCCCTGAAGGAAAAGAGTGCGTTGTTAAATACGTATCATCTAAAACAAATAAAAAAGTGTGCACTAACGTTTCTAACAAACTAGCGCATAACTCGGGCTCGTTTCCTTTGTACTTATTTAATAGTACGTCGGAGACCAACCTTTGCACTTGGGGTAGCATCTTACCATCATATTTCTTAATGTCTGCTGCCATAACTAATTTACAACTTGCTAATTCATGATAAATTTCATCCCAATCTTTAAAAGGGTTGACACCGACCATAATCTTATTAAAATTTCTATGTTTTAAAATATGTTTGACCATATTACCAAACTTTTCCTTACACAAAACTTGATTATGTATAGTAGCTACACGAAAAGATCTCGGTTCGCCTTTCTTCTCGACGCCCCTGAGTTCATCTTTTAGGGTTTCATGCCACGCTAATTTGTCATAAGGATAATCATTTTTATCTATCTTATCTCTTATTTCTCGTAACTCAGCTTCCAATAATGGTGTATATTTTTTATTCTCAAAATCAAT